CAAGAAACAAGATTTATTTCGATGATTGAGGGTGGGTTACAGGCACAGGAGATGTTGTTGAAAAAGATCGAGTCAAAAGACCCGCAAACAAATAAAGAGGAGCTAGACCAACAATCAGAAAAAGCACCATCAAAGAAATAGGTGCTAAAGCCTTTAATAATGCTTCTCTAAACATGGCTAAAATCTCACAAATATTATCTATTTTAAGTTTTTTAATTTCTGCGTCAATGTTAGGCGGGGGATACTTTGGATATAGATACGTTACTAGCGAACAATTTAAAGCTAGAATGATAAATGAAGTTATCTCTAATTTAACCCCAAGCGTTCCGGACTTAATAGAAAGTAAAATTCCTAGAACTACCGGAGAGGCTTTACCTTCTTTACCTAAATAGTTGGAAATAAAAGATATAAGTATTCCGGATGTTTACGTTCCCGATGTACCCCCTATTTATACCCCATACTATAATTTTTCGATAAAACCTTTAGATATAGACGTAATAGGTTGTACTTACCAACATAGAGATATAAAAAATACCGGAAATAGAAACTTATTATTAGATGACCCTAACGGCGTTTTTACTACGTGCGATTTTCCGTTTCCTAGTTTCGTTCCGTTAGATTATACTCCCGAAAATTTAATATTAGTAGATGAACCGATAGGCGAGGATATGACGCCTGAAATACCTAATACCGAAACTCCTAAAATACCTAAAAAAGAACCGCCCCCCGTCCCACCTTATGTTCCATGTCCTAGTAATAAAGATTTGCGTGTGGGCGATTTTCGTAACGATAAAAAGTTAGAGAGAGTTATAGCTCATGAAAAAATAGATAATGAGTGTGTAACTATCTACGAAAATGTCCCGTTCGTCGATCAATACATTCCCTCCGCCCCTCAGTTTGTTGGCGTTTTTAGTCTTGCTCTGGTCGGTGCTTCTGCTCCGCTTGTACTTAATATCGTAAGACCCTTAGTAAAGCAAGCGGTAACTAAATTAAGTAAAAAGAAAAAATAATTATTTTATTTTATGAGTATGCGGTAATACTTGGTTCGGGGGGTTTTTAACAATAATATCCTCACAAGTAATAGCCGAAGGGGTATTAGCTTTAAACGTAGTTCCAAGCCTAGCCATTTCTGAGCAAAGTTTTAAACGATATAAGCTTATTTCCATCTTTGTTTTTTTTATTAATAATCTTTGGGCTTCTATATTTACTTCCGTCGCCTCGTGGCATAGAGCCGGAGCTCTACCTAAAGGAATACTAAATTGCATACTAATACCATAATTAAGGTTGTAATTATCTTTTTCAAATCTAGGAGTTTCTTGTACATACTTTATTTCGCCCGTATCTTCGTCATATATATTTTGCCTTGTAACGTATTCTTTAGGGCGGTTAAAAGACCAAGCATCGGTTAAATATGGCGTAATAGTAAGACTAGGCGAACTACAAACTATTCCTTGCGACATTCTAAACTGGGGCGTTGCCGACGGTAATATCATTTGGGCGTTATTATTAACGACCCCCGTACTTTGACTTTGGGGAGATGCAACCGTTGTGTTTGCTTTTAATGGTTTAACCGGTAAAAGTAATAAAATTACTGCCCAAACGTAGTAGTTGTTTCGGTTGTAGTGCTTGTTTGTATGGTTCTTGAAATGTTTGTAATTGTATCCAGACCGGGTGTTATTAGCGTTTCCTGTATAGAAAAAGCGGCTCCGTCTGTATTTATTGACCAACGAGGAATAGCTTCTAAGTTTGGCGAAGTCCAACTAAAATTTACTCCCCCGACCGTTTGCTCGTTTGTAGTCGTCGGAGTAGGGTTGATATATCCCGTTTCAGATTTAATATTATGTCCGCTCGCTGCGTATGAGTATCCGGTACGGTATTGGTGGCTAGTAATGGTTTCATTTATTATTGATTCAGAAGTACTAGAAGTTGTACTCGAGCCGCTTCGGAACTGAGGCACAACGGGAACGGCTAAAGCTCTTATAGGTAATATTAATAATAAAAGTAAAGATAGTCTAGTCAATAGTAATAGTAACTTTAGTAGAACCAATACAGCTAGTACCCGACCCACCGGCGGTGCAAGTATGTATGCCCGAACTCAAAGACGTAAGACCTAAACTGCCGGCGGTTCCTCCCGAACCTACAGTAGTTTGCCCTCCTAAATGAGGTAAAGATGCGATACCACTACTTGGGGTTACGGCTGATGGTGTAACGTCGCCCATTATTACAGATTCCGTTTTGCTGAAAGCAGACCCGCTTGTAGTTACCGTTGTATCTGTTTGAATCATGGCCGGCACACCATTTGTTAAACTTCCTACATTTATTCCTCCTATCTTTCCCGATGTAGTTGTATCCCCCACAGTTACAGAAGGAGTAATATTATTGCCGCTTAAACTATAAGTAGTTCCAACTTTATTAGTAACCGAGTAAGGCATATCGACGGTAATCTGAGCCGAAGTTACAAACTCCTGTTTTATATCGGCAAAAGCAGCCGTTGGTAATAAACAAAAAAGTGCTAAAGCTTTCTTCATTTTTTTACTACTCCAACTTTGGAATCTTTGTTATCCACTATATTAACATTACCATTTTGTTTCTTTTTGTCCGTAGCCTTTTTGACATTTAAACCGTAGTTAGACATGACCGCCGAAAGAAGGCCGGCGGCAAAAGTTGTATCTATTTGCCTAGTAGGATTAGGATTAAAGTAAGACCAACTTATAACGGCCAAAGACCAAGCTAATATTACTATCTGAACGGCGTTACCTATAAACCCTAGACCTTCTTTTTCTTCTTTTTCCATAACATACTACCCTTTGGGGAAAAACGAGATGACCACCGCTTTTGGGTAGTATATGCCAAATTTATCAAATAATGATATGTTTGGGAAGTAACACAAACTATTTACAATGTTCAAGATACTTAAACCTATTCTTTTAACGTTTTTAACTACTACCGCCGTAAAAAGATTAGTAGTCGATTTATTACGTTCTATATGTAAACAAACAACTAATACGTTAGACGATAGAGCGGTCGACTTATTAGAGAAACAACTATTTCCTATAAAATGAACATTAAAAAGTTTTTAAATATAGATATAGAACCTACCCCGCCCGAACTACAACTATCTGTAGAAGTACGTTGTAGGGAAATAATGGCTTCAGATGATATAGATAATATTAAAAGATACGCAACCCACTTAGTAAGGCATCAAGCAAAGCAAGATGTTTTTTTAGCGTCTTTATTAGGTTTTTTAGTAGATAATGAAGCCGAAAAAATTATAGGAGAAAGAAAAAAGAAAACTAATTTTCTAAGTAAGTTTTTTCGTATTCCTCGATTTCGGCGTCGGTAAAATCTGCAATTAATAATTTAGGTATCTTATTTATTTGGTAATTATATTTAAGTATCGCCGTCTTTATATGTTCATTAACCCAATCTTTTTGGTTAGAAACTAAATTAGCCTTTTGCCTTTCATCTATAAATATATAATGATCTTGCCCCTTAAGTTGAACATCTAGTAAGTTTTTTTCTAAGTTTTTTTGCCTTATTTCTTTTAATTTGGCAAGTTTAAATTCTGAAGGACGTTGTTTTTTCATATTTTTATATTTATACCGTTACCAAGTTTATTCATTATATATTTTATATCGGCGGCGTCTAGGTTTTCGAATACTTCATATTTTAAAACTCGTTTTTTAGCAAAGTGTTGATGTAGTTCTTTTTCTAGTTTGCGATAGTTTTCTATTTTTGGGCTAACGGCAAGTATCTCCATTGGTTTTTGGTACTTTATACGGCGTTGTATGTTAGCGGCGGAACTAGAACCTATCTTATGGAAGTTAGTACTTTTAACGAAATAAACGTGTCCTTTTCCGACGTTATTTTTAGTTTTACTTCCGTTCTTAGGAGTCCAACCGTTATCCCAACCTTCGTCTAAAGCCTCCTCGTTCCATACTTCTCTGCCCCTAACGTATTTAACAAAGCCTTTTTTTATTAACCAAAGTTTTGCTTCGAAATCGCTAGACATTTTATATTGTCTTACGCCGTTTATTTCTATATCGGTTTTAGTAAAGCAAATACCATATTTTTCGTATATTTCTTTTTCGCCCATACCGAAGAACTTTTCATGTTCCGGTCTAGTATCTTCTTCATAATCGCCTACCCAAGTCCGAATAGTACCGTCACCGGTTGTAGTAACGGTAAAATCCTTCTTGTTAAAAACTAGCTTTGGATAGCCGGAGTTAAGCATCTTCCGAACATTTAGGGCAAGGCTCCATTTCTAGTGGAACTTGCGTAACCATAGCGGAAAGCAAAAGCAGCATTACTTTTAGTGGGGCTTGCTCGTTAGTAAAAGGCATAGTACCTCCTCCGGTTAGATGCAAAGCTCCGTTACTTATTACGACGTTATGTTCCGCCGATGTTTTGTGAGCTGAGTATAGTTGCGAAAAAGTTACGCCCGTTCCGAAAGTGTCATGCTGTACTTCTAGGGGTTTATAAGCATAAAAGTCTAGTTCAAAACAATCAAGGCCAACTATAAGATGCTCTAAAAATAGTTGAACGTTAGGAGGTAAATGCTTTAAACCTTTTACTTGTTTTTGTTTTGTCAAAAGGGAACCTCGCTACTTTCTTCGTCGGTTTTCGCTTCTACTTTACGGGGGTTAATTGTTCCGTAGGCTCCGTATTCATCTTCGTCGTAAGAACCTATCTTACCGTTGCCGTATAACATTATGCCGTCTACCTCTTTAGAGGTACCGTCTCGCATATCGTAAACTTTACCTTTAGCGTGGTTTTCGGGGTTATCCGCTAAGTTCATACAAAGATTAGATAAATCTAAAACCGTTTCTAAAGGGATAAAAAGTCTAATTCTCTTAGGATATTTTTCCTTACTGTCGGGAAACTTATTATCCGAAACGGAAAAATTAACCGGCAAACTTAAGGCGGGTTCGAATGGTGTATTAAAAGCCATAATTAAAAAGAGTTAATAGGGGTTACAGAGTTTGCTTCTTCCCAAGCCAAAACTTGGGGTAAAGCGTAGCGAACGTAAGGAGTATTAATTTTCCTTTCCGTTGCAAGGCGTGGTACTTCGTACCAAGTAGGTCCTAGTGGGGTTCCTCTCCTAGTAGAAGTACGCCATCTTTTTACCGTTGCAATACAAATACCGTAACGGTGGGCTAAATCTTTAGTAGATAAATAAGGTTGGTCTTCCATTAATCGTGCATCAAGTTAGACATTTTTTTAGATATAAGGCGTTCTAGTTCTATCTTTTGGGGGTTAGTAAGCTTACCGTTCCTAAAACGCTCGTTAATGTTAGTTTTATAGTCGTCTAAAACTTTCATGGTCTTAGCTCGTTGTATAGCGGCTACGGCTAACTCGAAAGTCTTTTCGCTTTCGGTTATAGCTTGTTTAACCGTAGGATTAATTACTTCTGAAACTTGCTCTCGTAAAGTTTCTATAACTTCTCCGGTATTTACTTTAGGTTTATTAGTTTTCCAACTTTTATCTTTACCGTTATAAAGTGAAAGTCCAAACTGGTTTCCGAACTGCATAAAGGCTCTTTTACGGGCGTCGGTTTCGGCTTCTTTAATAGCTGATTCGTGCTTTTCGCCTAAAGTACCAAACCGGCCATGCCCCGCTCCGGTTCCTTCCCTTACTACATCGCCTACAGTTATTCTTACTTTAGCTATATAAGAAATACATTTTTGCTCTTCGGCTACGAGTTTAGTTTCGATAGTTTCGCTAGTCCAACCGGAGTATCCAAAAATACGGTTAGCTTCGTCTATAACGTGCCAACCTTCTACATAAGCTAGTTGAAAAGTTCCGGCCGAGTTACCGTCACGTTCCTTTACGTTTTTAGCAAGTATAGGCTCGCTAAGTTGTTCGATTTGTTTTTCTGAAAAAGTCATAGTTTTAATAAGAAGCCCATTTAGGAAGGCTAATAGTTGTAATTTTTTCGGTATAGCTCGGCCAGTAGCTATCGGTGTGGCATTGGCTTATGCCTTTTAAGGCCTCGTTGCGTAGCTCTAAACCTAAAGCAAGAGCGTCGGGGTCAAGCTCCGTAACGCTAACGGCGAAAGGGAATACTTTCTCTACGGCTACGAAAACAAACTTTTTTGCTCCCGTAACTTGTAAATAATGAGCCGCTTGTAAGTGGTAAAGGTATCGGGCAACCGTTCTAGAAAAAGTATCGGGTTCCGCTCCTCCCTCGCCGGTAGTTTTTAAATCTACAATTGTGTCGCCGTTAATATAGTCGGCTCTACATTTACAGGCTAAACCGGTTGCTTTATCATCTATCCAAAAACTTAATTCGGGTTGGCCTCCGGTAAGAAGTTTAGAAGCTACGGGGTGCTTTCTTACGGCGTTAGCTACATTAGAAGCGAGCTCGTATTCGGTAGATGTAATAGGTTCTATCCCTTTAGCAAGCATTTCTTCGGCTTGGATTTTACCGGCTTTAGTATTTTGTTTGCCGCATACTCCGTAAGCTACTTTGGCTCTATCGGGTTCTAAAGTAAAAGC